CTATATAATAGGATTATTTGATTAAAATAAATTAGTATACGGCTGCTACCGTTCGGATAATACCTATTCAAAAACTAGTATAACCCCCCGAGTCGCGTGCTTATAGAACGCATCCTACAAGAGGTATCTAAATCTGACGTACGTTTAGTTAAGCCTAACCAAAACGCACCAAAACGAAAAATTCTAAATAAATGTAAATAAATTAATAAATAGTGAAATAAAAAGCAATTAATCGGTAAAAAAAAGGTAAATAAAATGTTAAACTTAAATAAAAGTATATAAATATTTATCTCGAGTCACAGTTTCCTGTCACTCTTGCGGAGCGTTGGGGCAGGAGCTCCCACGATGATAGATGTATTAATCATCGAAGGAACTGCCACCTCAAAATCGTCCGCTGCACGCACGTACACATTCATGTACACGGTGTTTGGTGTTGTATTCGGCGAAGAGATGTTCGAACCCAGAAAAAACTGGATTATGCCGTGGGAATAATCGGAAGCAAAATATTGCTCAGGATTCGACGAACTTATGATTTGTCCGTTATAGATTTGTTTCCAGGGCATTTCCGCAAAATGCGGAACCTTAAAGCGAAAGCGGTTATTAGTACCTTTGACCAACACCGATTTATAATACTGCGTTGAAGCAGACTCATAATTCGGCGGTGTTGATGTGTCAGGGCTAAAAGCCACCTCGATCTTAAACTCATCGTAATTAGATGTAACAAATTCTACTTCGAATTCGATACCACCTCGCCAATACTGCATACCGTGTGCTACATAATCAATAGGTAGCATAGTTGTGCGCGTGTTGTATTCCTTAAACATAAAAGGCCCTACTTGAAAACTCTTCAACAAGTACTCGGCCGGCGTTGTTACCGGAATTGCCATAGTGTGGACCAAGGCCCGCCTTTTGGCAAAATCGATAAGTTTCATCTCGTCTCTCGTTGTCCCAATATCCCCTGGGTCCAAGGGTTGCATCGCTCCAGCCGATGCAGAAAGTCGCTCTAGCATCACAACTTGCGATGTGTTGCTATAGTAACCTCGTTTCTTCAGTCTCATCAACTCTGGAGCAGTTGATACATTCGGTACGTCGAGCATTGAGCCCAACAAATCCGATGCCAAACCAGTGACTGAATCTGGTAAGACATCCTTCACCACGTCTTCTAGTGCGTGACCAACTTTCGTGACTATTCCGCCGACAATTCCCGCCTCTGCAACGACATTTCTGCCATCCTCATACAGATCAGGCCATTCATTCGACAAAATAGCCGCGTAAGGCATAGCCACAAATACACCAACTCTTGCCTCGTCTGCCGCCATCTCAAAGATCTCGAAAACGACCTTGCACCCCGAATCAGCTCCTGAAAGCACGTAATTGACTACTATTCTCATTTCGTCTACGTAATTTCGCTGACTCGGAAGTCCAATGTCATTTTCGAAATCCTGTGGGATGAGGGCAACCGAGCAAGGGTTAGTGTATGGCACCTCAATCTCCGCCAACGTATCGTTGTCAAAGTACGAATAGGGAAGCGCTGTTTGCTTCTTGACTCCTGTGTTGGGAAATGCCCCCGACAATGAAGCGACATTTGGGACTGTTAAAGGTGTTTGAACACCAACAGGCAAATATCCAACATAGCCGTGAACACTCAACAATCCAGTTGAGTCTGTCACTATTCGTGCTTTAACGACATAACGTCGCGGAATCTTGCACACGCGAAATGGCAAGGAAACCTTCCGAAGAAAGCCACCCCCGACACTCGCTGTGTATCCCGTTTGAAACGGAAATACCTTTGTCTGTGGTACTCCAAAATCCGTCGCAACATGTGTCACCTCAAGATAAGCCGCAGGCTGCTGCCTTTTGATCATATCTTGAAACGAGACATATTTCTCTCCCCAATGCGGTGGATTTGTATCCGAGGTCTCTCCAGACCCTACGGCAAACACATACAAAGGTAGTTCGTTTGGATCCGCGTTCTCTTGGATCTCCATCTCCGGACTCACCATACGTGGTATTCTAGGTTCCACTTCCTGTCGGAAAACTCTGTCCATCCTGTCCCGAGTCTGCTTCACGGTTCTGCGTGAAGGAGCCAAGGGCGCTGGAAGAATAAAGTCTGCCTCCTCAAATGACGCCAACAATTTCAATCCATAAGAAGCCGGGCCACTCCCGACTCCAAACGGATTCTGTCTGATCAATACCAGTTGTCCGTATTGATTCTTCTGATCCAAGCTCAACCATTCCTTGTAGAATGTCGGGCTTATCACCAACTCCGCCGTCGTATTCGACGTTGGATTGATAGCAATGTGCTCCAACAAAATCGCCTCGTCCAAGGTAACCGGTCTCACTATGGCCGATTTATCTTTCATCGTTGGTCTCCAGCACAAGATATCTTTCCCACTCGAAAACTGACATCCTGTCACCTGCACCTGGATCGTGATCTTCTTGCACTTCCACCGCAAGAATTGGATAAACGGATAGGTATTGCTACCTGTCAATAAATCCTCAATCACATCCCACGTCTTTATCACTTGACCCGGTGTTGGGGTCGCCGTGATATTGAGATCGTCAAACTTTGTGAATCGCTTCAACGACATTTCCAATGTAAATGGGGTCTCCGGGTTGATTTTCATCGCCTTCGAACTCACCTTCATTGGAATTGACGTTGTAGTCGGATTCTTCTGATTGACCAACTCAACTCCAACGCTCTCCACTGCGGCCTGTCCTGGCTGGACATCCGCTGCCTCCATCTCTGCTACAACTCTCTTCTCCATCATCATTTGATCCTCGCTGCCTCGTTGCACGCTGCCAACAAGTACCTCGTACTTGGTCTCCAATCTATCGTAGTAATCCGATCGTTCCACTTCCTGGTGGGATCCTAGGGTGTGGACACCCGCTAGGTCCGCTATCATTCCTTTATCCCGAAACTCGTTCAGGAGTTCTTTGTACTGATAGATGCGGTACGTAGGTCGCTTACTCAAGATGAGGTTATAATATTTATTATAAACCTCCTCACCATGGTAAAACATCCCTCTCATCACATCTCTACAGTTTGCTTCGCAAGCCTCCTCTGGAAGAGGGGAATCCACTTTCACTCGAATCCAATTTATCGTTTCCAATAAATCGTCCAACTCCATCTGGGGATAATACCTATCTCCAATCAAAGTAAAACGACATTTCAAAAACGAAATCTCCGTTATTGGCTTTCGAGCTATGATTGTGCTAACCTTGTCGGCCGGCGTAATCGTGACTCCCCTTTCCTTCAGACCTGTGCGAATCATCTCTCCACTAAAGAACTCCTCTGCGAATTCCGAAACGGTCAAAATAAGATCGTCTCCATAATTGGTGTCTGTCACATTTCTGTCGAAATGCGTCATAGTCTTATATGGATGTGGTGCCAGCCTTAGCCATTCACCTCTTATATTGACCGCATTGTCAATGCTCTGCATTAGTTCTGTCATATAGACCCCCGACGAGCAGCCGATGATCCATATCAAGAATTCCCTAAACTGATGGGGGGAACTCATCGCCCATCTCAAGAGTGTCTCACGGTGGTTCGTGTACTCTCGATCTTCAAAAAAATCAACTATAAGTCGCGTTACGACGAAATAGTTTCCTTCAATATCCTTCACGCCATCAAAATGCTGATAGTCGAAATCATAATGAAGATCGTTTATCGCAAGATGCTTCGCAGCAATCTTGTGAAACTCGATCTCCTTATTCATTCCGACCGCAGAAAAATGTCGTATTCTCGTTTGAACCATGTGACTAAAAAAGCCACTAAAATACTCTTTCATGAGTATCAAGGTCGTGAAAGGACATGCCGAAAACAATCTCGTCTTATACACTCGGTTTCCCTTGTCGTCATACTTGATTTTCTTTCTCTCCACTTTCAATGAATCGAAAATGGGATCCACTGGTACCACTCGACTAGCTATCTGATTGCGAATACGCTCAATATTCGCATACAAATCCTCAGTCGGATAGTAATCTCCTGACTCATCTCTCACACACACCTCTGCCTTCTTCTTCCCATAGTATGGAAATCCGGCAGAAGTATCGTAATCAAGTCTGTCAAGGTATGGATACTCCCACGCTCCATTCATCGCCACAAATGTCGTCACCTTTTCTCGAGGCGAAACAGATTTTAGCGGGTATATTTGTCGCTTCAAGTGCTCCAAAACAATCTCAGAGTTCAATTCTCCGAGTGGCTTGGCCTGCATCTTGTACTTCAAAACACCCTCCAGAAACATGTCTCGCCCTCTCACTCTCATTTTCACAGGTTCAGTAGTGTGCACTGAAATCTGATCAAACAATGGTGAGGGTTGGATCTCCTTGCAGTCGAAAGGTGGAACTATCTTAATTGGTGCTAAATGCGCCAAAGTAATAGTGCCTTCCAATCGTGACTCTGCAAGATCATCCGCTGTCGCTTCCTTCCACTTCCACCCCATCTCAGGAATCGCTTCCGTAAAATAGGGTTTCTCCTTCTGGATCTGTTTCAATCCCGTCTCCAACATCGATCGCGTTATCAAAGTTCCGAAACCAGAACTTCCCATGACTCCATGGTCACCAGCAACATGTATGCCTACGATCGATCCCTTCATTGCACCTAAGCCTTGAATCATCAAAGGACTGCCACAGTCTCCTGAGCCAGTCTGAATATCGTATTCAAAACTATTGTGAATCTGGTACTTCTCACCTTTCCTTCCTGCCTTCTCGTACTGTATTTTCAAATCATCCGCTATGATCTTTCCGTGAAAATACTGCACTCCGTGGGGGTTCCATTTGCCCATAATTACCGGTCTATTTTTCAGATCTATGGACGCATCTGAAAAATGTTGTGTTATTGTTTTACGCTGCGTTATGTTCGGTGGACACCTATATAAAACAGCATCTATTTCCTGACCCTTATTGTTTTTAAGGAGGGTTAATTGTGTTGGGTCAAACACAAATTGAACCTCCGCTTTCGTAACAGGACACTGCAATGAAATCACAGAATCCTTGGGAATATACTTTCCCACTCCCGTCCTATCCAGAAAAAAATGCTCCGGAACTAGAAGGATGTTACCTTCGACAAACATGGCACTCAGCCCAAGATTGTCGATTCCCGTTCGCCTCAACTTCACCAAATTTCTCTCCGACAAAATTTGGTACAACTCCTTGGTCGCCTCATCTTCTGGCTGAACCTTAATAAGCTGTTTTCCTTTCCTGTCCTTAGTTTCACCCGATTCAGGGACAACGATGGTCTTGAATAAATTCGAGACCAACATCGTCGCTCCTACTATGGACGCTATTATGGCTCCGAACCGTAATATGCCCAAGTAAGTCGGATTCTTCACATAGGGGACAAGAAAAGACAACGTCTTATCAAAGCCAACCATTAAAGATCCCGTCGTCTGCAGTTGAATCAAAAGCTGAGCGCCACGCATCATCAGATATTCAACAGTCTCATTCATTTCGGCTTTTGTATGTCGAAGTAAATGAGGACTATTGAACCTAACCATGGTGGCGACCATCTTCTTCTTCAAAAGAATTTGTTTGTCGCAATGCGCGTTGTAAGCATCAAACAAAATCTTCTGCATCTGCTCCACTTTCTCCTCAAAAGATCCCTCAATCTCTTGCTGTCTCTCTGCAAAAATCTCTCCTGTCGCTTTGCCAGACCTAACCACAACAATGCTGATATGCGAATTATCCTTGGGTCTAACCATAGTTTCGTTAAAACCTGGTTTGTACCTAACGATAAAATGCACATCCCATCGTCTGTTCAGCGCCTGCAAATTTGTCACTGTGTCAGTTCTTAACTGACTCATGTTCGATGTTGCGAACACCACCTTCGGCTCTGCCTTCATTCCTTTGACTCCCACTGTGTGTTCATCACGTGGATCAATTGACGCAAAGGCAGGATAATATGGGGCCGTGGTTTTTAAGCCAATAACCTCCAAAAAATCCTGTCCTTGCGTAAACTGACCCAAGTCATCATACCGAATAATAGGTTGCCCTGTGTATCCATCCCATGTGTCAGTAACGACATTCCGGGTGAATACAAAGGACTCCACATACTCGGCCATCTCCTCATCTTTCACTTCATCCGGCACATGTACCAGCGTCGACAACAAAGGTATTGTCAACACTGATTTTCCTACTCCTGGATCTCCAGAGAGCAAAACGGTGAATGGCTCCATCGCTTTGTTCTTGCTAACGGATGGCGCATACAGATACTGTTTCAAATTCTTGAGAAACACTGTCATGTCTGCGTCAACCGGTATCTTTTGATCCTGTATGTACTTCAGTAAAGCCTCCTGCTTTACTCTTGCCAATGCCTTCACATCCGCAATCTCGTCCACTCTACCGGTAGTCAATGCCAACTCCATGGCCATTGCTGCCTGCGTAGCCTCCTGAAAAGGTGAACCTTTCCGTCTCAACTCCGTCGCGATAAAATCTCTCGTATTACTCGAAACTAGAGCATCCACAATAAATTGCGGAAACCATCTCGAGAAATGCGAAACAAACCATACCATAGACTTAGCTCCTGCCATGACAGCAGTAAAAGTCTTGATAGAGCCTGCAAATGCCAACCAGTACTTCGGTTGAATGTGGAAATAATCAAGAAACGGCTTAATAAATTGGTAAAATCTATTAAACTGTCCCTTGGTGTATCCCAAGGCATTTGAGAAAAAATCTTTGGCATCGTCAACCATACCTTCCACCTCATAGAAAGAATCGTCTTCTGTCTCTCTCAAAGCTAGCAATTCTCGCTCTAACTTCTCGTCGTGCTCATCATCTCCTTGCCTCGCATTACCATAAAAAAAACTTCCCAGCACAGAAAAGAAACCCGGTTTCTCCTCTTCCTTTCTTTCCAAATTAGGAAAGAAAGCACTCCTCTGCTCTCGCGCTCTCTCCTCAACTGTCTTCTTCTTACAAAACTTCTCCTTGTAAGCCTCAACTACTCCTTTCATAGAACCACACAACAATCCAAACAAGGACAGCCACGTAGTCCACTTCACCTCCTTGAAAGGCTTAGTCGCGATCTCCACAAAATCTGCCGCTAAAGGAGCAATCAATAGCGGATTTTCGCGAAACATATCCAACGCATAAGACACAACAAAACTCAATCTTTCGATGAAGCCTTGAAATCTCTTATAAATAGCTGACTCAACTATCGTCGTCTTCAATCTTCCGTAAAAATCCGCTATCGAGCTCTTAAGGTTCGACAAAACTGAAAGAATCGAATCTGAAATGCTCTTGGCAATTCCATTAATCGATCCCCACAGATTCGTCAAGACCTCTATCTCTGCCTGCACATTTCTCATTGGACTCTCCTCTAGATAAATATGCTTAAGTAAATCCGCGACTGTCTTTACACGTCCGTCGTGCAAATACATCTTGAATTCTGACCTAAACAATTCCTCTAACTCCAACTTATCAAAGCCAGTGCGCCGTTTGATGAACGAGCCATAGACTCCATAATTATATTCAAATTCGTGAGGTTGGTTAAACCCCATAAAATGAAGATAATAGGAAGCCCACAACCTATCATACAAATAGCCTGCCGACTCTTTCTCCAAGTCATGAAAATCGCGAAATCCATTCACAAGAAAGATAAAATCATCTCTCGCTCCTGGTTTTGTCCACGCGGGTCGTTTGCGTGGTATTCTCGCTATTTTCAACTGAATCGTCCTTCTGACATCTCCTTCAGCCCATGCTCTCGTCAAATCCGCTGGCTCAGCAATAGCCACAACTCCTACATTCTCCGTGTTCAAATCCTCGTTTTGTGCGTTTTTGTTTTCGTTCTCGGCGTGTGTATTCATGTTGGTTGAAATTGAATAGGATGCTCCTAATTCAAAGTCTCTGACTATGTCGTTTGTGCTTTCGTTTTCCATTTCCATTTCCATTGTAACAGTTTTAAAAGTTCGTGCTAATTCCTCCAAAGTATAAACTTTGTTGGGATTAATGTTCATTCTCTCCTCAAGATCGCCCGGAATGATAAAAGGTTCCTCTCCTATTTGGGTCGGTTCCTTATATCCTCCAATGCTATCAGGAATCTCCTTTTCCTCAACTATTGGTTCCATAGGTTGCATAACTTTCGTCATACTACTCCATGGAGCAACAGTTGTGGCTCGGTGATTAGTAACGTATCCTTCAATCTGCCTTGTGCATGGATCATAGCAATAAACTTTGTCCATTTTCGCATATATAGTTCGCTTACAATGTGAACAATACCCTTTCGAGCAGTCACATTTAACATCACCTTCAAGTAGAACTATATCGAATCGCGAAACTGTACCATTTGCAAAGCAATACGGACATCTTCTCGGTTTTCCTCTGAAAGATCGTTTTCGATCATGATCACAGTAAGGCACATAAGTTATGTGTCTATCTACAATCTTCATTTCAACTCGATTAAAAGCCATATTGTGTTTGCATCTGTGTCTCTTGCCATAAGCCATCATCCGTTCATCCAATGTCATATCGTGTGCGCGATCTGGTGTCAAAAAGAATGGTAAATTCTTTAAGTCTCCAGCTCGTTGTTTATATCCAGTCCTATTGTGCTGCTTTCTTTGTCGTTCAATCCAAGGATCGTACGCCTTAGCAATCAAGGGCGCATGAATGCGCTCTCGATTATGTGCTAAGCGTGCTTTCTCTTGTCTAGCCGCAAATTTGGCATTACAATCACTTTTTTCGATAGTATTTAAACGTGGGTCTACAGGAGCATAATTCTTATTCTCCTTTCGACTTGGTTTAGAAACTACAGATTCAGTGTCCAAATCCATGTTGCATTATCATTATTAGGATGCTCCAAAATAATGATACCTCATAAGTCCTTTCAATAGTCAATGTTTTCCGTTGTACAAAATCCAGTCCGTTCCTGTTAATAAAATTTAAATCTACATTCTTATAAATATATTCACCGGATACTCCTAGCAAATATAATCTCGTAAGTGTTGTGTCATCATTAATCCAAAAAATTCCGTTAAATTTCCCTTGAAACAAACTCAGTCCATTTTGCGTAGTCTTTCCTACAGTCTAATTCAATAATCCGCTGTTCGCTCGATAACTCTATTTCAAATTATAAAACGTATCGGTTACAGATTCAGTAAAACCGTCCTACTCATTACATGCAAGAAATCCTTG